CTAAGGACTGCCTGTCCAGGGGGAGGGTGGAATTGGTTTGGATCTCAATATTGAAGTCGAAATAGACCTCATCGGTATCAGCGATGGCGTCAATCAGGGTTCTGTAGTCTTCGATATCTTCTTTCTCTTCCTCAGTCAGGTCATCATCCATGAGTCCTGCGGGAGTCTGGGGCTTTAGAGTTTCGGCAAGGAAATCCCGCCTATTGGATATAACGCCGTACTGGACTTCTTCATCCTTGCGGATATAGAAGCTTCGAGGCTCGGTGTAAAACTGCATCATCAGTTCAACAATGAGAGTCGCGAGGCGCTTAATGGAGGATTCAAGGTTTCTTACCCGCTGGCGCGTCCTTGTGTAGGAGGACTCCAGGAGCATCGACATCTCGGTTGCCGTCTGCCGCTGGCGCTTTCCTGTAACGCCCTTTGTGACATCGGTGACCCCGGATACTTCCTCGATGAGCTGTGGAATCGTGGACATGATCTGCGTGATGACAGAAGGCAGGTCCGGGACTTCCAGGGTCGCCACTACGTCCTTGGCGAATCCTGCTTTCGACATAAGCACCTGGTCGCCCTTCTGAATGGCGTCCTTCACCTGCTCGGTAGTAATGCCTGCCGATTCGTCAACGACGATATTCCGCTTCGTGTACTTCCGGGCATGCTCGACGATCTGCTGTAAGCGGACATTGAATTCTCGGTTTAAGTTTTCTATCTGGTCAGGCTCCCCTATCCCCCAGAACTGATGCGGTACTTTATAATTGTGGAGCGCCACATAGGGAGGCCGTCCGTGGTTAAAGGGAGAGGGTCGGTCATCGAGGAGAATCGCGTTCCCGCCTGTGAAAGTGAGGATTCTGCCGTTCGGGTACTTAGCTTTCCTGACCTTCTTTTGCTCAGATACGTCTTTGCCGTCGGCGTTCTTTCCCGCATACTGCTCTTCAATAGCTTCTATGGTCTCGTTGTCTTTAAGCCATATTTCGTAGACAAGGATGTAGTCCCCGATTAGGTCATGCTCAGCAAGGCGGTCCTGCTTCTGATCGTGTTCGGTCGCATATTCTTCCAGAGTAATGTTCTTTTCCGCTTTCGGGTAGATTCTTCTGACATCCTCTACAGGCATGAGCTTTCGCATGCCGCACCAGGAGGCATTCCAGGGGTCATCGTAGCCGGGGGCGATCACGAAATCGAAAGGGTCCACCACATCGATGGCGACATCGCCTAAGCCCCCTGCGGCATCGGGATCGAAGTAGACTTTAAAGATTGCCGTGCCGTGGATAAGGCAGTCATAAACGGCATCGAGGAGCTTTTCATCCATCCTGGCCATTTCCCAGACAAATTTGAGGGCGTCGTTATAGAGGTCGGCTACCCGCTGAAAGAAATAGCGGCGAGGCAGGACTGACCAGATCGGCCTGTTATCAGTCAGAAGCGGGGCGGTTGTCTGAATCGTGGAGAAGATGAAGTTGCAGAACACCCGGGAGTCTTCAGGAAGAAGCTCCGACTCATTCCACCATTTTCCGGTGAATTCCTTAATAAACCGCTGCCACTTCTTCCGGCGTTCCTCATGCTCAGGGCTTCCATAGGCGGCATCGACGGCGTCTTTTAATTCCGAGAAGGTCATTCTGCCGCCTTTATGATGCCGTTTTCCGCCATGTAGCGCTCCCTGGCGGCTTGGGAGTTGAAATTCATGCCTGTATAGGGATCATGCCCGGCTCTGAAGGACACTTTTATCGCAGGGGAGGAGTACTTCCGGCGCAGTTTCTTAGCGCAGGTAGGGCAAAGCTGTTCAGTTTCATGGATTTTTTCAGGGTCTACGTAGACTTCTTCCATGATTCCGCACCTATCGCAGGTAAAGTTGTAAAGAATCACCGCATTACCCCATACGCCCCGGTCTTAAAGTCCTGCATCGCCGTGCCGTCGGTTCTTCTTGTGCCTGAGACGTACTTCGGAGCCTTCTTGATGCGTTCCTCCATGGCGATGAGCCGTTCTAGATAGTTTTCCGGGAGCTTTCCGAATGAGGCTTGGGCAATAGGTGCATCATTAGGCGACAAACTTCGACTCCCATGAGGATTTCAAGCGCCGCTTGAATATCCCGAATAACGAATCAGGCCTGTAGGACCTGTCTTTTAATGCATCAACGGAAGTCCCGGCTGAAAATTCCGTGATGATCTGGACCATCATCGTGAGCGCGTCCACGAGATCGTCATGTTCTCCCTTGGGGAAGAACTCCATCTGAAGGAGGAGGTCGGCAAGTGATTCCTGGATGAATACTCTGCCTGTGCGCACAACGCCGCCAAGGATTCGGTTAATCTTGTCCTCTTTGGACATGGACCGTGGCGCGTCAATCTGCTCTAGCTTGAACCGCAGGGGCTTTCCTGTGATTTCTTCATATTCCCGCTTCTTGATGTCCAAGAGGTATTGAATACCCGCCTGAAGTCCAAGCTCGATTCCCACTGTCTTGGGGCGGTACTGCACGATAAGCCTAATAAGCTCATCCACCATCTTGTCAGGCTTTAAGTGAATCTTCTTAGCCTCGACGACATAGAGAAATCCTTCTGAATTGACAGCTCCGATTATGACGCCTGTGTCATCGGAATAACGCTCGGCGGTTGCCGCCGGGTCAACGGTCATGTAATAGGCGTAGTCTCCTGGGGGAAGCTCTTTATATGTCGGATGCGGAGGCGGGAAAATCTGGTCATCCCTGGGAACCGGGTTATTGTCATACTGGCAGGAGTATTCATAGGCTCCCTGACGTTGCTTGATCTTGGCAAGCATCGAGAGGGTGAAGAACCTGTAGATAGGCTTTCCGTCCTCGACAGCTCGGCGGATATACACCCTGTCCTTGTACCAGCCCTCCTTCATGACCGTTCCGTAGATGTCCGAGAAATGATAGCGGGTGCCTATCATAAGCTCGAAACCTTCCGGATCCTTAATCGACTGGATGTAGGAATACCAGTCCCGGACCTTCTTTATCTGTTCCGGGGTCGAACATGACTGTTCGTTGATGATGTCATCCATGATGATGACGTCATAATGCCGCCCGACGATGGTCGCCCCGACTCCCCAGGCTTCAACCTGGTTCTCCTGCGGGATTCTTCCCCATTCAGCGGAACGGTAAACGGTAAGCTCGTTGGCAACTGACCGTTTCCAGTTCGCAAACCGCTTGCCAGGCTCCGGGATTCGGTCAGGGAATAGCCGCATAAGCATGGGAGTACAGAAAAGTTGTTTGATCTCTCCTAGCTGTGACTCGACTAAGCTTGACGTGCGGGAGAACAACCCTATGCGGATATTAGGGTTCTGTAGAATCAGCTGGATGATCTTTACTTTCGTCCAAGCGGACTTCATGTGTCCGCGGGGAATCAGAATAAGGGTGTCATCATTCCGTTCCATTATACCTGAAAGCCATCCGTGCAAGACTGGATCAAGGCGGGGTCTTCCCCCATCCTCGATCTTGTCCATGCCAAGAATGACGGCACCCAGGAAATACAAATCAGTGAGAGCCTTCCATTGCAGGTAAAGCTCTGCCGCTAGCTCCTCCTTCCCTGTCTTGTCTAAGAACTCTTTATACTTCCGCCTTTCAGCGGGAGTGCGCACGTATTCCATGAAACTCCGAAGTATCTAATTAAGATACATTTGTATATACCTTTTCCTTGACCATCGAGATCAGGGTACACCTGAACTTCTGTTGGTTACGCTACTCCTTGCTTTCTACTAGTTATTCAAGCGCTCTGTTGAACTTTCTGAAGTCGTGCTGAGCGCTAGCGAAGCCCTCTGGAGACGGAGGAAAGCATCCTCTCTTATATTCTTTTGTAGACGCAACTATATACATCCGTATAGTAATATATGCAGGAGGATGGAAAATGTGTCAAGATACTTTTGAATGTAAATTATAAAAGTAAAAGTGAATTCTAAAATAAGTTTATCCTAAAAGTAACTAAAATGACTAATCAAAAACCTGTTCGTATGAACTATTAGTAGAAAAAAGTTATAAATGCGATTGACCTGAGCCTAATGAAAAATGGGAAAATATAAATGAAGAGGTGAATTAATAAGAAAAAAATTGACATATTAATTTTTTGATTTATAATAAAATAATGAGAAGTAAATTACTATATGTAATAATTTTAATATTACTTTCTATAGGGGTATGCTCAGCTTATGATGAAGGAGCAAAACCTACTGAAGACTATGTACCTTCTACGTATGGATCATCAGCTACTACAACTACATCGACAACTATTCGACAAGTGTCAAATAAATATACTTGGAACTCAGTTACTCTTAGAGCTAATTATGAAACATCTAATAATAATAAGTATTATGAGCCAATTTCAGGAAATGGCTTTTTCTCTTTTAATAGTAGGAAAATTGAAACTAATAGAGGTAAAAATTTAAGATTTGAATTATATAGAGTAAATGCTGAGCAATATCAATTTCGTTTAAACTATTACTATTTTACTGATCTAGGTACATCCTTAACAAAAAATATTATTATTCCAAAGTATTTCGCGACTGAAAAATGGACAAGTCAATATGAACCTCACTCTATGTCCAAAGATCATTATTATTTACTTTCTGTTGATGGTGGCCAAAGAAATATATTAATTAAAATTATAGATTGGCATGTTTCATTAAATAAGCACTATTTTTCAGGTGTTGATTCATTAACTGCAGAAGTAACTTTTTTATATTATTCATTAACTTTTGCAAGTGC